ATATAAACCCGAAACATATAATCAATGGCGAACTAACGTACAAAACAATATGCGTAAACTGGTCGAAACTGTTGAACATTATCGAAGCGAAGATTATCGTATCATCGGATACGGTGCGGCAGCAAAGGGCATGACATTAATCAACTATTCAGGTATAGATATAGATTTCATTGTCGATGATAATCCTCTTAAACAAGGTAAGTTTGCTCCAGGCACAATCGTACCAATTTGTAGTCCTACTGATATACTTAAAGTTCCAGATCACGAGAACATATTGTTTATTCCTTTGGCATGGAACTTCTTCGACGAAATCAAAGAGCGGATCGAATCTATTAGACGTGTCAACGGTGATAAGTTTTTGCGTTACTTTCCTGAGGTATCAGTACAATGAAAAACTACTTAATCAAAGGACTACACAAGATTGGTAGTACTGTTTGGTGGCCCGGTAGTAATCGTGCATGGGAAGGAGATTTATATCCTATGTACGAGAAAATGGATAAAATCAGCAAAGCCAGTTTCAAACATCACTTACAAGGTGATTGGGAGTTAATCAATTTGGTATCAGAAGCTGAGGATGTGAATCATGTATTCCGTCAACAGTTCCAAGCAATTTATAAAATTTGGAAAGAAGAACCTTGCAATATTTTATACTGCGGATCTGATACACAAATGATCAAACCTACTGAAGTATTTGATCAATATCAACATTTCATGATGTGGAACTATACCGATCCAAAGGAATATGGTCCTTGCAGTCATTTTCTAAATGCCGATATTAGATATTATCCTCATACTATGCGGCAAGGAATTTGGGATTATGCTATCTACCAAATGAAAGATCTAACTTGGTGGAACAGCGATCAAGTATTATATAACTTAATGGTTTGGGGGCAAGGTTTAGGTGCCGAACAGGTAATTGATCCAAAAATGGCCTATCAAGGATTCATGCTACCACAACAACCACAGAGCTTGTCCGATTCGTGGAATGGGTGTACAATACAAGAAGCACATATTATTCACTGGCATGGATCACGTGGTGCTCAACAAAAGTTAAATTTAATGCAGAGTATTAATAAACAACTTAATATACCCGATATTCCTGTTAGAGATATTCCTGAACACACCATAGATATAAGCGATATCAAATGAAAAAAGTTTATTACACAGACCAAATGGTAAAAGGACAAGTACACGATATCATTCGCGTTATGCAACAAGATCGTTGGCGTCCGGACTATGTTGTAGGACTAACACGTGGCGGACTTGTTCCTGCTAACATGATTAGTCAGTATCTGGATATCCCTATGCATACACTAAAAGTCAGTCTCCGAGATGATACTGAGAATCCCGAAAGCAATCTTTGGATGGCCGAAGATGCATACGGACACGCAAGTTATGATCCCATGTGTAGCGGAGATGGTCGCAAAAATATCCTTATCGTAGATGATATTAACGATACAGGTGCTACGCTAAACTGGATTAAACAAGATTGGCCAAGTGGCTGTTTTCCCGAAGATGAGCGGTGGAACGAAGTATGGAACAACAATGTACGCTTTGCTGTGCTGGTGGATAATCAAAATAGCCAATTCCACGACATCGATTACTCGAGTGTAGAAATTAACAAAGCAGAAGAAGATTGTTGGATTGTATTTCCGTGGGAGGAATGGTGGAAGTAGAGTTGACCAGCCCTGACAATAATGTTACAATAGATGTATTATGGAACGATCAATTTCCACCTCTTAATCTTTGGAATTGGCCACCAAATTGGATAAGCGAAATATTTTATGAAAATCAAAGTTAGTGAAATCTTTTATAGTTTACAAGGCGAAGGTCGCTTTATTGGCGTACCCAGTGTATTCTTACGTACATTTGGCTGTAATTTTACCTGCAGTGGATTCGGCTGTGCTCCTGGTGAGAAATCAACAGAAGCAGATTCTGTAGCCAAAAGTGTGTTTATGTTTAATCGCTTTGAAGACTTGCCTTTGGTAACAACAGGTTGTGACAGCTATGCAAGTTGGCATCCCGACTTTAAACATCTAAGTCCTACATTGACTACAGATGAATTAGTAGAAAAAATGTTAGCACTAACCCCTAATGGTAAATGGGTACAGGATAATGGTAATGATGTTCATTTGGTTATTACAGGTGGAGAACCACTGTTAGGTTGGCAACGTGCTTATAAAGAATTGTTAAGTCATCCCAAGATGGCAGACTTGCGTAACATTACTTTCGAAACTAACGGTACCCAATGGCTGCAGGAAGATTTCAAACAGTATTTGTTAGAGTGGGCCGGTTCCATGCCTGGATGGCGTGATGTTACATTTAGTGTTAGTGCCAAACTGTCGGCATCAGGTGAGTCTTGGGAGGATGCTATCTGTCCAGACGTAGTCAATGAATATCAACAATATGGTCACAGCACATATCTAAAGTTTGTTGTAGAAACAGATGCACACATCGAAGAAGCTGTTCGAGCTGTTAAAGAGTTTCGTGCAGGTGGATTTCAAGGTGTTGTATATTTAATGCCACAAGGTGGTATCGTTGCTCCTTATAATGAAAACAAAGTACGCATTGCTGACATTTGTTGCGAGCACGGGTTTAACTATAGTCCAAGATTGCACGTTGATCTTTGGGGCAATGGATGGGGAAAATGATTGTGCCATTGGATACTCACATGAATATTCGTGACGAACCGTGGTGTAGGCCGTGGAAACTACGATTTGCCTGGCGGCCGCATAGATGCTACATATCAAATGAATTAATTTGGTTGACATGGGGCTACTGTGGTAGATCACTGTATATTATAAATACGCCCAATCTGTGGATGTCTAAAAATGGGTATCTGATAAGACGGTTAAAGGAAAATTAATATGTTCAACAAATTAAAAAATATGTTTAAGAGTTCAGAACCGTCGGCTCCTGTCCCACCAGAAGCAATTAAGCAGCACAAGAAAGAACGTTCTAAGAAGGCCGAACCACCTCCAAAGTCTGAAAAAGAATTAGCTACAGAACGTGGAGAACCTTATGTTACTATTCTTAGAATGGATGTTGATCCAGAAAACTTACATGCAGGGTCATTTGAATTAGATTGGAACGATAAGTTTTTAGCCAATTTACTACGTGCTGGATATGTAGGCAAGACCGAGGCGGATGTGGTTGATCAATGGTTCCAAAATGTCTGTCGACATGTTGTCCTTGAAACATGGGAACAGGAACAGGCTATGAATCCAAGTCCACAGCGTTTTACACGTACAAGAGATATCGGCGGCGGCCGTAGTGAAGTAAGCTGATGAGATTATATGTAAATGGAGATAGCCATACTGCTGCGGCCGAAGCTGTAAACTCCTATGCATTTGCTGAAGATGATCCACAACTTAAACATTTAAGAAGATTGCCACATCCGGCTAACTTGGTAGTTAGTTGGGGTAATTGTCTTGCTAATATACTTAAATGTCCTATACATTGTGA